AGCAAATGAATAATTTATGCAAACTTGCTCTAGAAAAAGGAGGATCCTTAAACTATTTAATAATACCATCAACTCTTACAGAAGGTTTGGGATTAACAAACCCCTCTTTATTATACCAAGATGGTGCTTATTTATTAAACTTAAGACACGTTCAGTATTCATTATATCATAGTGAAGGAGAACAAAAGTATCAAACTCTATGGGGACCATTAGCATATCTTAATCCAGAAGATGACCTTACTCTTAAAACAACTAACTATTTTTGTAAATTAGATCCTAATACATTAACTATTGATAAATATCAAAAAATAGATACTTCTAAATTAGATGTTAAACCTCTTTGGGAATTTATTGGTCTTGAAGATGCAAGAGTAGTATATTGGGATAACAGTTTGTATCTTTCAGGAGTTAGAAGAGATACAACTACTAATGGAGAAGGTAGAATGGAACTTTCTACAATAGATGATAAAAATAAAGAAACTAAAAGAGTTAGAATTGAACCACCTACAAAAGGTTCTTATTGTGAAAAAAACTGGATGCCTATTCTAGACATGCCTTTTCACTATGTCAAGTGGACTTCTCCTACAGAAGTAGTAAAAGTTAACACTAAAAAAGGTACCTCAGAAACTGTAGCTATCGTAAAACAAAAAATAACTTTCCCAAGAGATATTAGAGGTGGATCACAAGTAATTACTATAGGTAAATATAGGATTGCTCTTACTCATGAAGTAGACCTATGGAAGAATGAACAAGGAAAGAAAGATGCTCAGTACTACCACAGATTTATTGTGTGGGACATGGAGTGGAATATAGTTGGATACTCTGAGGATTTTAAGTTTATGACTGCAAATATTGAGTTCTCCTGTGGTTTAGCTTATGATGGTAATGACTTTATTATTCCTTTTGGTTTCCAAGACTCTACAGCCTTTATTTTAAGATTACCAAGACATGTGTTTGAATTAATTACAAATATAGTATTAGTGTCAGAACTAGAATATAAATCTAAAGGAATAACACCAAGTAAACTAGAACAGTTAATAAATGATCCTTTTAATGCAGAAAATAACTCTGAACTTGCAGAATTTTACTTTACTCAGGGTCACACAGCTTCAGCTCTTTCTTTTTATTTAAGAGCAGCTGAGTATGGTAAATATGATGATGCTATTTATGAATCATTACTTATGGTTGCAAAATGTTTAGCTACACAAAGTAGAAGAGCTGTAACTGAAAAAGGTTTATGGTTGAATGCATTATCATTTGCACCAGAAAGACCTGAAGCATATTTATTCTTAAGTCAGTGGGCAGAAGCAAGACAACAGTATCATGAAGCATACAACTATGCTATAACAGGGATTATGTTTCAAACAAATGCTAAAGAAATGTCATCTACTGTAGGGTATAAAGATGCTTATCAACTTTACTTCCAAAAAGCAGTAACTGCATGGTGGATTGGTAGATCTCAAGAATCTAGAGATGAGTTTATTAAACTAGTTAATAGAGGTACAGAGTTAAGTGATAAATACCAAAAAATGGTACAATCTAATATTACATCTTTAGATTCTGGACCAGATCCTTTTTTAAAATATTACAAAGGATTTTATAATCAGTTAAGATATAAGTTCCCAGGAGCAGACTCTATTGAAAAAAACTTTTCTCAAACATATCAAGATATGTTTACATTATCTATACTTAATGGTAAAAGAAATGGAACATACTTTGAAATTGGTGCAGCAGATCCATTTCATGGAAGTAATACAGCTCTTTTAGAACACTTTGGATGGACAGGTACTTCATTAGAAATTTTACCACATGAGGTTGAAAAGTTTAAATTACACAGAAAGAATGAGGTTATATTATGTGATGCTACAAAGTTTGATTACTCTATACTTAAAGGTCACATTGACTATTTACAAGTTGACTGTGAACCACCAGAAACTACTTATGAAATACTTACAATGTTACCTTGGAATCAATGTACTTTTGGAGTAATTACTTATGAACATGATCATTATACAGATATAACACGATCATTTAGAGAAAAGTCTAGAAAATTCTTATTAAGTAAAGGTTATATGTTAATAGTAAGTAATATATCTCCAAATGATAACTGTCCTTATGAAGACTGGTGGGTACATCCAAAACATATAGATAAAGATATAATTAAAAAAATGTTGGCAGATGATGATTCAATTAAAAATGCAGAAAAATATATGTTTGGAAAGTTGTAAATTTTTTTGTATATTATAGATATAACATCATTTAATATATTAATCATGTCAGTAGGAAATTTAAAAACAGATGGTCAAAAAGGAAATAACTTTCCTTGGCAATATAAAATGTTAGTCGGATTAGATGCTATCTTATCTGCTTTATCTGGTGGAGGATCATATCTTGCACCTCAAACAAGAACAACTAATATTATAAGAACATCAGCAGCAGGATCTATTACAGTAGGAAAGTATAGTGCTGCCTTTGCTAATGTTGGTGCAGCTAATGCTACAGTAAAAGGTATTACTATTGGAGCAGGAGAAACTATCATGTTTGATGCTGGAACACTTAATAATACACTAGATGTTATTACTTATGATGGTACAGGAACAACTCTGTTAATAACACATATTTCATAACTATGAGCACACAAATTAATTTATCAAAAAAAATTGCTATTAAAGATGAAGGAGTATTAAAAACTTCTGATGTAAATAGTATTGATTTTACAGGGACAGGTGTAACGGCAACAAATAGTGGAAATGATGTTACTGTAAATATACCAGGTGGAGGAGGTGGAATTCATGTATTAACTAAGCCTGTTTCAGGTAGGACATATAATGTGCGTATAGATAGTGCAACTGCTGCTTCCCCTGCTGTAAATATAGCAAATCTCATTTATTTATCTCCATTTATCCCTGCAAATACATTAACAGTTTCAAAATTTGAAATTAATGTAGTAGCTCTTACGGGTGGAGCAAATGCAAGAATGCTTGTATATTCTGATTTAAATGGTGTACCTAGTTCTAAATTATTAGAAAGCATTAACCAAGATTGTAGTACAACAGGAGTTAGAACATATAATGAAGTTTTTACATTTAATGCAGGTACTACTTATTGGCTAGGTCTTTATAGTAGTGCAGCTGTTCAATTTTCTGTAGTGAATAATATAGGATTAATACCAATATCTAGTAGTAATTTTAATGCTTCTATGTCTGTAATAACTGTAGCTGCAGCTTTTGGTTCTGCACCCGTTACACTTGGACCCCCTACACTTAACGCAGGCTTTTCTATGTATTTAATAAATTTAACAGCACAATAATTATGGCACTAATAAGATATGAAATTTCAGATAAAACTGGACTTTTAAGAGTTGAGTACATTGAAGTAGAAGGTCCTACTCAAGAGGAACTAATTGCTCAAAAAGAGGAACAGCTCCTAGCTATGTATGAAGAGTTAAAGGCTCTTAGAGGAGAATAAATGAAATACTTAATTATATTACTTTTATTATTATCATCTTGCTCTCTTGAAAAGAGACTAGCAAAGTATTGTCCACTATGTGTACAAAAAGATAGTACTGTAACAGTAATACAAATCAAAGATACTACAATTGTAATCCCAGGTGAAACAGTAACTCTATTAGACACACTTTATTGTGACTCATTAGGTAATGTTATATCTAAACTAAATGGAGACCTTAGAGACAAGGACGGCAAACTAATTAGCCTACAAACAAAACTACAAAACAACATATATACATCCAAGGCTAAAGTCCAAACAATATATAGAACTATTAAAGGCAATGATGTGTACCACACTAAGGTAGTAACTAAAACATTAAAACCAGAAAAGATAAAGTATATCCCATGGTGGGTGAATTTCTTTGCTGTACTAGGAGTAATATTATTTCTTATACTACTTGTATACTTTGGTTACAAGCTGATTAAACTTTATTTATTATGAAAACACAATTATCATTATTACTAATATCAATACAACAAGAACTTTTGACTTTAATATCTATTTGCTTTGCATTCTTTTTACCAATATCAGGAATACTTTTGATGATAGGTGTATTAATAGCTATTGATACTTTTACAGGTATATGGAAAGCTAATAAGTTAAAAGAAAAAATAAGTAGTAGAAAGCTCTCATCTATTATAAGTAAACTAGCACTCTATGAAGTAACTGTGATTATGTTTTTTCTTATAGATAAATTTGTACTTAATGATATTATTCTTACATTCTTTAGTGTACCATTTATGCTCACAAAGATAGTAGCATTGATTCTAGCTAGTATAGAGGTGATGTCTATCAATGAGAATTATAAGATAGTCAAAGGTATAGACTTATGGCAGTCAATGAAGTTATTATTTGCTAGAGCTAAGGATATTAATGATGACATTAAAAAGATAAAGAAATGATTTATACTAGAGAACAAATAGAAAAAGCAGTAAAAGAAAAAGGATACTTTTATTTTACAGGTCCTGGAAACTATGATGTTAATATAGTAGGAATAAGAAACTCTGATACCGGTCAAACAGTAACTAATTTATTTGATGACAAGATGACTTTATCTTATAAGTTAGATGGAGTATGGAAATTTCATGAATGGGATAATACAACTGAACCAGGTAAAAAAGGAGTTACACAATATCACAATGCTAATGGAGTAGCTAGATTAGTTCCAGGACAGTATAGAGGAGTATATGCTATATCTAAACACCAAGGAAAGTATGATGCTCTATGCCAAAGACTAGGCAATGTAACTGTATGGAGAGATAAAAATAAAAATATGACCTTTGATGAGGTTGAAACTGATACTGGAATGTTTGGTATAAATATACATAAAGCAGGTACAGTATCAAACTTTGTAGAGAATTGGTCAGAAGGATGTCAGGTATTTAAAAGATCAAAAGATTTTGATGAGTTTATGAAAATAATAAATAAAGCTAAAAATTTTTATGGCAATCATTTTACATATACTTTACTAGAGAGTAAAGATATTAATTAATTAAATAAACAATTATGAAATTTAGAAACAGCTGGAAATCAACAACAAAACAATGGGATAAGTTATCTATAAGATTTAGATTATCTTCAGTAGATGTATTTACTTTAGAGATAGATATTTCTAGAGAATTTTACATGCTAACAATATTAAACTTAACAATTAAAAATAGATAAAGTGAAAGATAGTAAAAATCAAATCATTAGATCTATGAAAAGTTATGAAACAGGAGGATCATCAGATGATCCTTGTATAGAGACTGTTATGGTAGATGGTTGGCCAAAACGTAGAAGAAGACCTAAATGTGGAAAAACTAAAACATTTAGAGTTAGAAGTGCTGGTGAAAAATTAGGTCTTGGTGCTAAAATAGCAGCAGGAGCAGGTGCAGTAGGTTTAGGTATTGCAGAACTTACAAATAAAACTGTAAGTAACATGTTTAAGAAAAAACAAAAAAAAGGAGGGATTATTAAAACTAAAAAATAAAACTCTTATTTAAGCTATAATAATCCAGGTAATTTAATTTATCTGGATTTTTTTTGTTTAAATATTTTTTATTTAAACTTTTATAGTATATTTGTTTAAACTTTAAAAATATAAACAATGGAAAATGTAAATCAACA